CTTTCTATGTAAAGATATAGTATCAATGATACTTTCTTCATAGTCGTATTTATATTCTACATTATATGTGCAGATTAATTGTCCTAAGTCTTTTTCATTTTGAAACACATATACTTTTTCATATAAGACTTCATTACAAGTGATGATGATATCCAAGGTATCGTTTAATCTTGGTTTAGAAGTAAAGGTGCATAGTAATTGAGTTTTCATTATGGTTTCTTTCCACTCTTGAAGCATTTTTGTGTATTTTCGTTATATTTATATGTTGTATTTAACTTTGCAAGTTGACCTGCTTTTGGCCTTTGAACTTTTTCTGCAAATGGTTTACCTTCTTGATTGTATATCAAAATTACCCTACCAGAAATAAAGCCAGCTTTTTTATCTGAATACTGAAATCTTTGTCCTTTGCCTGGCTTCCCTACACTAAAGTTCTCTTTGAATTGTTTAGTACTTTTTGCACCTAAACAATGTTCTAATACTTTTCTATCAACCACGGTTCCACCCATATTGACCTCAAATAATCCATCATATTTAGCAACACCTTCACCTTCTCCTTCATCAAGAACATTTAAGTGAAGTTGTTTTTCAATATTTTTTCTCTCTAAATGTGTTCCCAATGGTTCACCATCTTTTGTTTTTTCTTTATCCAGTTCGTCAAAAGCATTTTGTTGAATATCAACACTTTCTTGACGAATTTTACTAATCCCTTCAGCTAATGCAATATCGTTTTGTATTCCTGTTCTTTGTAGGAATTGCATTTGGTTACCTGTTGGTTCGTTTGGTTCCTCTCCTGCTGCTATTAATCTTTCGTTTTCCTTAAGTCTTTCAGGGTCTGCTACCCAATCATAAAAAGCTTTAACTTTTTGGACTTCGGTTGCGTCTTTTGCTTCAACTCCCTCTGGTAAATATTTCTCGTTAAGGTATGTTTTTTTCTTTCCAGATGTAACTTTGGTTACTGATTCTAATTTTGAACTAACTTTAACCGTTGGTTGTCCTTTAGTTGTTCCAGTTTTAACCAATGGTATTTTAGCGTCGTTTTTGATGTCCTGTATAAACTCATCATCAACCTTTTCAGACATTTGTCTCGCAGGTTCAACCACAACCCCTGAAAGTTCTCTTTCTTTATCTTGTAGTAATCCTTTAGTTTTACGAAGTTGTGAAACAACTTTTTTCTTAGTTTCTTCTGGTAAATCTGAGTTCTGAATCCTCTCTACTTTATTATCATATTCTTTTGAAGGTGTAGAATTTGCTTGAATATCACCAGTTGTCATTTTATCAGATGTAAACATCACTACTGCTTTACCCTCGCCGTCCATTGCGATTGTCGCTGTGTCGGAAGGATTATCTCCACCACCACTATTTTTAATTAAATCTAATAATACATTTTTTGGAACTTCAACGCCTGTTCTTGTGTAGAAAGGGCCGTCTGATTTATCAATAAGTTTCTTCATCGCTGCTTTTGATTCTTCGTGTCCGTAGTAGTTTCTTACTTTGACATCTTTACCCATTTTACCTTCTTCTGCTAACTTATCAACACCCTCATTGACTCTTCTTTGTTTTTGTCTTCCAGAACGAGTTGCTGCTAATAGGTCTTTATCTATTTTCTTCTTTCTATTCTTGAACAATTTAGAATCACCATACATTTCCTTTAACTTTGCAACTATTTCTTCGTCGGATAACTCTGGATTATTCTCGATAAGTGATACTGCTTCACCACTAATGATTTCATTAAGCATAGAACCTTCACTTCCTGGTGCTGCTTTAAACACTTTATTTCCGTCTTTATCTTCTCCTTTAAATCCATACTCCAATGCTTGCCTTTTTACATTGTTATCTGAAAACTCATCATTATCTTTGATACCAATTGATTTTTCTACATTTTTACTACTGGTTGATTTTTCTTCATAAGAGAAGTCTTTTTCATCACTTTGTGGTTCTTCTGTATCTGTTGATGTGTCTGTTGGTTCCTCTATATCGGAAGGTTTAATAGTTTTCGGGTCTGTATCTTTATCAACATCTTTACCTGATACATAAGCTTGTGCTACCTCTTTTGATTTTAATCCATATTGTGATTTTCCGTCTGCTCTTTTACCTGCGTGTCCTGATGCCGTTACCCAAGTAGTTCCTGGATATCTTTTTACTCTCTTGGCTTCATCTAAATTCTTTAACAATTCTACACGAGCATCAACTGGCCATTTATGTTCTTTTAAAATGTCCCATAATTTCATTAAATGTTGTTCGTTGGTTAGGTCTGGAATTCCTGATGAAACTCTATAACTTAACTCATTGAGTATTTTTTTCCAATTATTTTTCATAAATATTGTGATTCCGTCTGTTTCTATTCTACCTGTTTTGATTAGTGTTTCTATTTTACTTCTATCCATATTAATCACAGTAGGTTTTTTAAAATCATATTTTTGATTTGTTGGATGTGCTATACCCTCTTTACTGGTATAACGAGTAGTGATTTTTGATAATTTTTTTAAATCGTTCATTTAAATTTCTCCGTTATGTCGACCATTTCGTGATAGTTAACTCCTCTACTGGTTTTAACTGGATACTTACCACCACTTTCTATGGTTTCTTTTACCATTTTTAAAAACTCTAATCCGTCTTTGGTATCAAAGTCAAATAAAAATGCATCATAATTATACAACACTAATTTACTATTATATTCTTGTAACTTAGGTTGTAATATATTCAAAATCTTGATATTGTTTTCCGTTTCCATCAATTGAATCATATAATTGAACAATTTGTTAGGATTCATATCTTGTAGATTTTTCCTATATATCTTCCTACTATAAATATAAGATTCTACAAAATCATTAGTTTTAAAGTCATTCCAAAGTAATTTAATATAATCGTTTACTTTTGAGAAGAATGGATTGTTTGATACCTCATCTGTAATACCTCCGTATAAATACTTAAATGATAGAGCTTTTGCTTCTTCATAAGGTAATCCATATAGTTCTGCCATATGTTCGTGGACTGATGTTTGTGGGAACTCATAACCGATTATCTCTCCGATTAATCGTAAGTGATAAGCATCAAAGTCCATTTCAACTAATACTCCATTGTTGAACCGACTAATGAATTGTTTTCTACTTCCGTCTGATTTGTTTAATGCTGCGAAGTTTAATCCACCGAAACGATTACTTGGTCTACCTGTGGAAGTAAATGGATTGTATTCTGAATATATGATTTTTTCATAAGTCTTTAGTCCATTTCTTTCTATTTGATATAGATTTTCCAGTATGGTTTGGTCGTGTTGTTCGTAGGATTTGTACAATTCTCTTGAAATTGGTTCAAAGTATTCTGCGTGTTTAACCAAAGGAATCACATCATTGATGTTTAGTTTGTCGTAATTGAGTCTATATTGATGATGGTGAGCGTTTGTTAAGTATTGGTCAGTATCATATGGCTGATTACTTTGTTGATACCAAGACCAATTCATATCACGAACATCATCTGATATTACTAATGCGTTGTGTCGGTATTGTTTTAAATCATCTACATAAATGGTTTGTTTGGTTGTGATTAAGTTATTGATATCACAAAACTTTTCAGTATGGTGAATTGGAACAATATATTGTTCGTCTTGAAAATCAACCCATATACAACTTATACGATTTTCTTGTGGATGTTTTTGAACATCTGAATACATTTGCAATAATACAAATGGTTTTGATTGTATTTGTTGTTTAAGTTGGTTGAATAGAATATCTGTATTTACTATAACCATTTACAATAAGTATTGATTTATATAATCAAAATGTAATTTATTTACTATAATTGTCTATGAGATTATCTCTATTTAAAAAATTATCAATCTTTTCTTGATTTCTTCTTTCGTTGTTAGCTCTTATTTCTTCTTCACTACGAATAGCGTCTAATGGTGTTTTCAATGTCATAGGTAATTTCTGTTGACTTAATATATTTTCAACAATGGCTCTTTGTTCATTATATTGAGAATCAATTTTTTGTATATCATTAGTTTTGTTCAATACTGTAAGAGTATCTTTTAGTTTAAGGTATGCATTTTCAAATGTTATAAATCTATTTGATAACCCAGTCGCTGCCATATCATATTCACCAGAATTTCCGTTCTGAAGTAGTTTATTACTGTCAAAATATGTTTTAATATTTTCTTTAGTAGCCTTATAATTTTTAGTTTCTTTTGTTTCTATTTCATCACCTTGTCCAAATACATCAATTCCAACATTGGTCAGTCTAAATAAATCTTCATAACTTTCTAATCCTGAATTTAATTTTCTACCACTTTTTTGCCAGTATGTTGGTAAGTCTGCTATCATCACTCCTTCAAGACTTGTTTCCCAACCTGATATTCCAACATTATGTTCTACTTTAGTTATCATAAAATAACAAAACTCTCGATAAACTTTTGGTAAGTAATCTACTTTAAATAAATTACCGACACTTAGTCCACCGATTCCGTCCAATGTTAAACTAACTGTAATTGGTAATATTGGTTGTGTTAGTTCAATATTGGAACCAGTACCTTCCATATCTGAGAAGTTAATCAAATGTAACATTATTGATTTAAAGTAACTTGAAAAATTACCTCTATCATCATAAGCACCAACACCTTTAATAAATTTTGTTCTACTATTTTCTAATGTTTCAAAAATCTTTTTATCATCTTCGGTTAGGTTTTTAATTTTTTCAAGAAAACTTGTTTGTAAATCCTCCCCTTTGAACGATATATTCTTTAGTGACTTTTTATAAAGTTTTCTAAATTCTTTTAATTCTTCCAAGTTTTGTACTTCTTCTTCGTCTATGTCACGATTTAAAATATTCCAAGCTTCAATACCTAATTCCTTTTTTCCATCTATTTTTGTAGTTCCGGATTGTGGTCTTGTAAAGTGTCCGTATCTAGCTATAGTAGCTTTTTCGGCACTTAGATTTAAATTAACATCAAATGTTTTAACAATTGAATCTTTTGAATAAACTGAAAATGTAAACATTCCATCTTCATCATCTACCGATGATAACTTTGATTGTGATGATAAGTTTTTAGGTGAGTAGTAAGAATCAAATACACCAACAACATTAGGGTTTACATCACTCGCACCTATTTGAAATCCCCAATAACCCCCGTATTGATTGTTTACATCTGCCCAAAAGTTTCTAATTCCTTGACGAGTTGATGGTGTGTTTTTAAAATGTTTTTGAAACATTTCAATTGGAAATACCATATTTCTTATGTGACCATACTCCCCTTTGTTCAATATTTCTGGAGTTTTTTCTACAAGGTTTTTTCGTCTTGTGACAACTCTATCGTCATCATAACCAGCAAAAAACTCTGGAAAATGTTTATCAATCACATCATAAAACAATTTTATCCTATCTAAGTTTACTCGTTGTTCCTTTGAATAGTAATCTGGAATGAGTTTTTTCTCTTCTGGTTCGAATTTTGAAAATCCATCTTTTAATAATGGATGATGTTGATTAGGTAGTATAGTGTGGTCTAATCCTAATGAATATAAATGTGGACCTGAAACACATCTGTTAAGTTGTGTTTGACCAGCGTTTATTGACGGTGGTGGTTGTATTTGTGAACTTTTAAAAGTTTGTAATAACATATCACTGGATTTTAATTCAAAAAAGTTATTCAATATATTGTCTTCAAACCAACCCCACGATGCGAAATATCTTTTTTTCATTGAGTCTTTGATTGGTGTAGATTGACTTTTTCTAGCTTGTATCCTTAAAAGTCTATCGTGATATTTATATTTTACATTTCCGAGAATTTGTTTTCCGAAATCGCCAAACTCTTTTGGTGGTATATAAGGTGACGGTCTTTCACCAAAAAATTCAGATTCTTCAATAGCACTATCACCTGATTTATCATCTAAAAAGTAATCTGCTACTTTGTCTAAATTTCTCATACAAACATTAAATGTAGCAGAATTAACTTTAAGTTGTTCTGATATTTCACTAGAATCTCGTTGTGCCCTACGAAGATTATCTCGGTCTTCTTTTTTTAAATCATATTTAGATTCATTTTTTAATATTTTTTCTGAAAGTCTTTTTAATACAATGTTATTGTTTAATTTAATTATTGGTATGGAATCACTTGAATTTGAAGTTGTTTGTGTGGTTTCAGTTAAGGCTGATACTCCTGGTGTCATCACTTCAATATTTCCTGAATAAGTTCCATCACTACCTATTTTCCAATCAAATTTTATTACCGTACCAACACCACAAAAATAATTACCAGCTGTTTTTAAATTTCTTTCGTATAATGCTTGACCACCACCCTTTTCTGGTTGTTCTTCATTGGGTGTTAAAAATCTTATCATCTCTTCTATTGTTAGTGGTTCTACATCTTTGACTTCACTATCATTAATACCCCAACCAAATTCAATTGCTGCGTAAGCACCCATTCTTAAAAAGTTTGGTTCAAGTACTTCTTCAAAATAAACTGGGTCTGGACAAGTCCACTCAATAGTGTACTTGTATGTATAGTATTTTAATTGTGAAACTGATATTTTTGTTATACCGGAGTGTCCACGAAATCTATTTTTTCCATCTTCAGCATTTCCTTGGAAAAAAGCTAATGGTGTGTTTTTTGCGTTCTCTTTTGTTCCGAGTATTTCATCATCTTCTTGACCATTCATATAACTTGACAAACTGATTGGTTGGTGAACTATTGTAGATTCTCCTTCTATATTAGGAACTGCGACACTTACTTTTGCGAAACAACTTCTAAATAAATGTTCTGAAGTGGGATTTTTAGTTGAAACATCTAATGCATTTCCAACAAAAAAAGGTTCATTAGCATTGTCTTCACCGGTTATTCTATTGGTTTTGAGTTCAAGTCTATTGATTGAGTCTATTTTTCTATATAATTGTTTTTGGACTCTTGGGTCTATGTTTTTTCTTTGAAACATTATGAATTCAATTCGTTAAATTCTTGAAATATTAAACCCTTTTCTTGTGGAATACGATATTCTTTACCTGGAATGGTATAAATAGATTCTGATTGATTATTTGCTCTTGCAATTATCCACCACAAATCTTTATCCCCGTAGAATTGATTTGCCAAGTTTATAAAAGTTTGTCCAAACTTCCCATTAATAAAAATGTCTGAATCACGAATAGGTATTACGGGATACTCAATACGATTTAAATATTGTTTTCCATTATCATCACTAAACACTCTTGATTTATTATAACGATTAGCCATTAGATGTTCCCTCTTTAAATTTAAATTTTTTAGATACATCACCATAATGTTTTGAAGTCATTGTAGGACTTTCTTTACCAATATAGGTAAATTCAAATGCCAAAGAACAAATATGTGGAACTTGCTCTCCATTTGATAACTCCCAAGTTGCACTTTCTGGTATCGACATATTGACTGAACTAAAGTATCCAGGTGCATTATTAAATAAATCACCTAATGTTAAATAACATAATGGTGCTACTGGTCTTGTTCTATCAGTTACACCCTTTTCCGTTTTAGCAAAAAATTCTTTATATTGTGGTAATACTAATCCTTTTGCGTAATTTATCTTTTCCCATATAATTGGTATATCGGATTTTCGTTGTGCTACGATGTTTACTGAAAAACTAATACTTCTCGTGTATCCACCATAAACATATACTTTATCCGCACGACCAATGTAATTAATCGGTGATACTTCTGCTGATGAGTTGTCTGATATCCCTCCTGATAATAGTGCAGGAAAGATAATGTATCTTCCATTAACAGCGTCTCTAATTCTAAATTTTATAAAGTCTTTTACTTCATTGCCTAATTGACCCTTTCTATTTGGATACTTATCTAAATCTGATTTTTCTATACCAGAACCACCATAACGAACTTGTAATTGATGTTGGTCACCTTGATTATTTGCAAAATATGTTACTGCGTTTGTTTGAGTTCCACCATTCGCTCTATTAAATATATTTTTAACAAAGTTATCAATGTTCTCGTCTATACTTTTTATACCATCTTTTACTTCTCCAATGGTGTTACCTAACTTTTTAAATATCCCACCCTGATTGATGTGACGATTAGGTTTTAATTTTGTAAGTTCTTGTGATAAACCTTTAGCTAATATTGGAGCACCTGGATTGTAAATTTGTGTTGTTTGATATGGACTTTCAACTTTTGGTTGGTCTTTTTTTATTTTTAATTCTTTTCTTGAAGGATTTGATGCTTGTAGTATAACTTGTTTTGCAACGAATCTTGCACCTTGTGGTGTTCTTAAAAATCTACCAAATTGTCTAACATTTTGAGCACCCAGTTCAGCTTGTAAAGCCAACCCACCACGAAATATAAATTCACCCCGTGTGTTTACATTTTCAACTAACTTTTGTGGATTGATTGTTATCATTAATAAACACCCTCTCTAATGTTGATATCTTTATTATTTATTGTTGCTTCTAAGATAGCTTTTCTATCTCCGTCTTGTGCCGCTAATAATTTGTTTGTTGTGGTAAGTTTATCTTGTACGGTTTCTTGTTGTTGTGCTTGTTCACCACGAGATATTCTCAATAAGTCTGCTACTGATATACCGATTGCTTCTGCTACTGATTTCCTTTGTATTACGTTTAGACTTTGTATGTCTCCTACACCACCAACAATTGATTGTATTTCTGTTGTTAATCCTGCGATATCTCCGTCAAGTGCTAATTGTCTTGCTCGTTCCGTGTTAATCATTTTACCAGTTAAGACTTGTGCTTCGAATTGTTTTGTTATACTGGATTCAAAATCTATTAGTGTGTCTGCGGACTTTAAAATTTCTGATAAACTTGAACCAACTTTTGCTGCTTCAACGGCTGCTTTTGCCATACCGGCTGCTCCGTCCATTGAGAATCTTGCAAAATCTGCTGCATTAGAAGCCATATCACCGATTACTTTTGCAGTTGATACTCCAGCTGCTTTTGCTAAGTCAGCTGCTACTTTGGAAACATTAGTTGCGGCGTCGAATGACAATCCGTCTAAGTCCATAAATACTTTATTCAGTTTAACTACTTCACTACCGGCTATACCTGAATTTTGTGCAAATCGTTCAATATTACGAGCGTTTGCTACGGTCATATTTTCCAATGAACCGAATTCTTGACCAATAGATTTCATTGTATTCTTTAATTGAGAACCATCTAACCCCATAGCTTTAAATGCCATTTCAGATGCTTTTAATGAAACTTGAAATTTTGCTGCTTCTGATGTTTGGATTCCTAATTGATTTGCTAAGTCACGATTTGCTTTTCTAATTCCTCTAATTATTGTAAATATGGCTGTAAACCCTACTAAAGCTAATCCCAATGGTCCGAGTAAACCACGAATTGTTCCTACAACTGCTTTACCTAAACCCTTTATTGTTTGTGTTGCTGACTTACCTTGTTGTAATGAACGTTTTATTGACTTCATCGCAGCACCTTCTAACTTATCACCAAAGTCCTCTAAACCCATATTTCTTTTTAGAGTTTCACCTACAAAAGGTATACTATCGATAGCCCCTTCAATTGAATCACCTAATTTTTTTGCACTCAAATTAGTAATGTCTACAAAGTTTGCATTGTCTTCAAGAATTTTGGATAAATCACTATTAGTATCTTTTGTTCTTTCAACTACATCTAATTGTTGTTTACTGGACTTATACATCTTACTGGCGTTAGTTCTACCATCTTTAATAGTATCACCATATTGCTGTTCAAGATTTAATTTTTTTTCCTGAAGTGCAATACCCTTTTCATCAAGGGCACTATTTTTCTCTTTAATGCTTTGAATTTCTTTTTCTCGAGTGGTTAGTTCTCGTAGTTTTGCTGCTTCTTCTGCCATAATTTATGTTTTTTGATTTGTGATAAAAAGTACTATGCTACTAAATCTTTGATATCATTGTAAAACTTTGGGTCATCTTTTTTAAGTTTGTTGAGTCTCTTATTAAGTTCTTTGTAATCTACTCTTAACTTAGTTACCGCTTTGTTAAACACGGGGTCTTTTTTCATTTTCTTTTCAATAGACCTATTGACACTACCGGCCACTATCTTTGATATAAGTGCTCCGATAAACTCTTTGACTAGCGTTTTATTTTCTTTTACAAATTTTCTGTTCATAGTTTTTTCCTATCAATAAATATCAAGTTTTAAGATTTTTGTGTATTAAATGGTTGTGTTGGACCTTGATTTGATTGTGTTGATTTTTTGATTTGTTCTGCTTCTTTATTTTTAGCATCAACTAACTTTTGAGCATAAAATCTTCTCAGTGGAACTGGCATATTGTATAGTTCGTTGTGATTGAACCCATTACCATAATAGGCAATGTTAAAGATTTCTTCGTGAATGGCCGCCCTATTACTCGGCGGCTGGCCAAAAAAAGTCAATCCCGAGTGGGACATCTATTTTGTGTAGATTCCCTGATTGACTCGTATAGTCAAACTTCAACTCAATGTCTGGATTAATTAATAATAGGTGTTTTCTAAATTCTCTTGTATCTAATGCTAAAAATTCATTGTCTACAAAATCATCGATAAACTTTTGGTCATTGTTTCCGTCAACTGATTGAATTTGATATTTAAATCGTGTTGTTAATTCAGTTGAAACACCTGTAAGTTTTTCAAGCTTCTCATAGTCTTTTTGGATTTCTGAGATTTTCTTTTCATCTCCGTGAGTTAGTAATTTAAATTCTACAACTCGTTTAGAATTTGGTAAAGTGTATTCAAAATTATTACCATTTTTATACCACTCTTCATCAATTGGTTTATTATCTAGCTTTGATAAATCAACTGCGTATTCTACTCTTTCTTGTGAATCTGGGTCAGTTAACATAATGTCATACTTTGAACCATAACCTAAAATACGAGTTCCAATCATTATTGCGTTTTTATCACCTAAAATTAAATCATCTAATTTAACATTTGGTGTCACGATTATACTTTCTAATAATCTCGTAATCACTACTCCCTGTTCTATTAGATTTGTGGAAGTTAAGATATCTTCCTCTTTTGCTGTCATATATTTGACATCTATTGTTCCGCTACGCAAAGGACTATCTTCGGGATATAATAATCCCTGTGATGGTAAAGATAGAACTTCAGTAGGAAATCCATACTGATTTTCAGCCATTTTGTGTTACTCCTTGATTAATACTGAATTAATAACTATTATTTTTTACCCATAATTTTTTCAGCACCTGCGATACCAAAAGAACCAAGGGTTATGAATACAAACGAGTTGTATACCATATCATTTATAACTAAATCTTTTCCGACTATTCCTGTTGCTAAATCAACTACTGCAAATATTGTCATTACTGCAAATGCCGCAAATCCAATTATTGATTTTTCATTATAGTCATTGTCGTCTTTAAAAATTGCCCACATAATTTTTCTCCTAAAACTCTAATATTGCGTAATCATATTGAAGTGTTAATGCAATATCAACTTCTGTTGCTGTTTCCCAAGATAATTCATTAAAGTTTGCATCTGTAATGAATGCTCCTTTTAGAATCCATTGTTCAACGATTTCACCATTTGGTGATAGAAGTTTAAAAGTGATATCCTTTTTATATTCTGAAGCGTATCCGTCAACACCTGTTACTGATTCGTGGTGTTGTCTTATCCATTCATTGACCGATTGTGCTCCTGATGGAACGATTGGGTCATATAATGTAATGTTGATTGGTGCCCAAGTTGCTTTACCTTTGACATATCGTTTAACATTAATGTGGTCAAGAGTAACTGCTTCAAATGTTACTTGTGGTCTTGCCATCGTTTTGATAAGATAAGATGGAATACCATCTATTTCCATCACAAACCTATTCTTCATTTTAGGTTCAAATGGTGTAAAAAATATTTCGTTTGGGTCTGCAAATGCCACTTGAATTCTCCTATAATTTTTTTCTATTCAGTAATAAATATAACAAAATCAAAAAAAGTGTATGGTAAATATGATATAGTTTTAGAAGTTTTATTGAAGTTTTATAATAAAAAGCTTGACATTGTCATTAGGAATAACTATATTATGGTATGATAGGAAAAACAAATATACCAAAACAAATAGTTAATATGTTGTTTGTAATTCTAACTGGACACGATAACTTAGATGATAAGACCATTAGAGATATAAATAACATAATTAATAAAGTTAATAAATTAGATAAAGTTTTAAATTAATTAAAATAAAGCTTGACATTTACAAATAGTATTTGTATATTATAGTGTTATGATAATGATAAAGGAAAACGAAATGACTGTTAAACAAATGATTGAAAATAAAAGATTTCTTGAAGATAATGAAGTAATTACAACTGATACCGAAGGTATTTATATGAGAGATTACCAAGATACTTTGGTAACGAGAGAAATACCAAACCATTATGGGTATTACAATGATGCTGGTGAGTATGTGGAAAATGGAACTCATACCATTACTCATTATAGATATGCTCATAATCCTATGGAATTGTATGAAGCTAATACTAATCAACCAGCTGTTAGGTTGGAAGACTATGAAGCTCCTTACTTTGAACAAGCTTTATATAAAGGTATTCCTATGAGAGTGAGATATAATCCTACTATTAGGAATATGATGAAGACTGGTAATTTTAGAATTAAGTATCGTGGTGGTAGCAAACCACAATATGGTTTTGTGAGAAATCAACACAATACATTGGCAGAATACGCTGATACCTTTGCTATTTATCCTAAGTAATTAGATTCGTGGGTTTTCGGTGACTACGATAATTTGGAACCGAATAGGGTTATGTAGTGTTTCACGATATTAGAAACAACCTTTGGTGATTTGGTGTAAATCACCTGCAAATTTATTTCAATCAACGCGATCCAGTTAAAACAAAAACCCCCAAATTAATGGGGGTTTTTTTTATTCTCATATTGACTTATAGTTTAGTCATCAAAGGCTGCGCCTGTTGGCTGAACTACAAAATCTAATACTATGAACTCAGCTGTTCTTGTAGGTTGGATAAAGATTTGACCAACTAATTGGTTTCTATCTATAACATCTGGTGTGTTATTTGATTCGTCCATTACTACTCTGAATGCTGTAAGTCCTGCGTTTGCTTGTACTTGTTCCATATATGGATTAACAATATTCAAGAAACGATTTCTTAAAGTTCCGTTGTTTTGTTCAAAGACTAAGAATCTTGAAGTAGATGCGATGAACTTTCTCAAGTTAATCAACAATCTTCTTACATTAATTCTGTCTAATGCACTTGGTTTACCTTGAAGTGTTTTCTGTCCGAACACTACTACACCTTGACCTGGGAAAGTTGCGATTGGATTTACACGGCTTTCGTATAAGTCATCTCTTTCCAAGTTGGTTAGTCTTGTTTTGGCTTCTAATACTTCTGTTAAACCACCACGATTTAGACCTGCTGGTGCGAACCACTCTTGTCCAATTCTGTCGTTGTTTGCATAAACTCCTGGCAACACTACTGAAGGTGGAACCCAAGTAGGTTTACCTTTTACACTATCAAGGATTTTAACCCAAGGATAGTATGTTGCGACATAGTTTGAATCAACTGCTTGAACATCACTAATTGCACTTTGAACTGATGCTGAATAATGTGAACCATCCATAATAAAGAATGTGTCCGCTCTATCTTCAACTTTGTCAATTGCGTGATTAGTTACTGATGAGTGATTTGAGTGTATTACTCCTGGCAATGCCAACATATTAATGTCAAACTCATCTGGATTTGAAATAGCATTGATTGCTCTTACATATGCAACTGAACCACTTGCTGTGGAAGTTGATAAGTCAAATCCTTGTGAATTTGTTGCTACAATATCTGTTCCTGTTTTTCTTTGTTGGGCTGGATTATCTCCGTCAAAACCGCCTTGGAAAGGAACTTGGAATTTTCTTTGACCTATTGCTGAATTTGTTAAACTGATTTTAGTTGCACCATTTGCGTATGTAGCACCTAATGTAGAAGCGTCATTATGTCCGAAACTATCTTCTAAACTCATAGTAACATTACTACCATTACCTGCTGAAGCAGGAATTGGTGCTAAATATTGCTTATTGTTTTCAGTTGTGTTTCTGAAGTCAAATCCATAGTAAACATTTGAATCGTATGTTCCTCTTGAATTTACCTGACTTGATGATGCTGCTGCTGTTAATCCGAGTATTGATGCTGTTGGGACAGTCATAGAACCACTACCATTTGCTGCTGCAACGATAGTTTTATGTGGTTCTAACACTTTATCATATCCCATAGGAACTAACTCTTTTGATAAACCTTTTAAGGCACCGAAGTTAGATACACGAACAAATTTAGAACGATTTGGATAATCACCATTGCTGGTTAATTTACCATTACTATCTATTGTTGTGTGTTTATCTCCGACTGCTCTTGGTAGGTAGTTTACTGAATCCTCATCAAGTGTTAAGTTTGAAAAGTTTTCAAGCACGGTTCCGTCATCATTTTGACCTGGATTATTTTTAATTACTTGTAGAGCAAAAGTTCCGTAATCACTTCCGGGAACATCTGCTGCTCTTTTAACATCAGATATACCAATTCTGTAATTGGTATTTGCTTTTGTTCCGTGTGCAAGAGAATTTACTTTAAATAAATTTGTTCTTGCTGAATTTACTAGCTGTGATTGTATGAAAGGTGTTGCACTTCCACTGTAATCAAATGAAAAGTTTTCATCTGAACCACTAGCTATTGTTACTGAAGCTGTTGCTGCGTAAAGATTTTGTGTGTCTAAGAAATTTGAATATACATACAATTTCTGATTCGTGTCCTGTGGGTCTTCACTAAATACTTTCGTAATATAGTTTGCTGAACTTGAATCAAAAGATAATGTAAAGGAAGTATTACCTGCATTGTTATCATTCACGGTAAGTCCAAATTGATTTTTTGTTGAACTTGCGCTAATTGAAGCACTTGCTGGCCCTGCTAATTCTACTGAATTTGGGGTTGTTGCACCTGCTGATGATTTCAGAGTTGCTCCTACAAAGTGTCCTTCTGCTGTTGCCTTTATACCTAATGTTATTGTATCGTTTGCATATCCACCTAATCCTAAAACACGAACGATTGTCACATTTGAAGCACTTCTTAAATATTGTTTTGCTGTAAATGGGACATAAAAGTCTTGGGATTCTTTACCAAAGATTGTTTCAAACTCACCAAAGTTTCTAATGATAGTTGGAACGAATGCTGGGCCGTCTTCCGTCGGGCCAATCAATGCTGCTCCAATACCTTCAATTCCTTGTGGTAAGAAAGATAAATCTTTTTCGTTGGTAAATACACCTGGACTTACTACTCTTTCTGCCATTGTTTTTCTCCTAATTTATTAAATGGTATATATAAATATCAATTAATTTTTTCAAAATACATCAGGAAACGATTATTTTTTAGGTGTAAATACACCTGACGCTGGGTCTAAATTACCTGCACCATATTTTTCATTTAGTTCATTTACCATAGTTTGTTCTTTTTCTCTTAAAGCCAAGTATTGACTTTCGAGTCTAATTGTTTCATCATCTATGGTATCGAGTTGAGCTGTAAGGTTTAGTTTACTAATCTGTAATGAACCCAATTGATTTTGGACTCGTTCAAATCCCTGTTTTAGCTCTTGTAATGAATTTAATTCGTTTTCTGTAAATGTTATTTCGTTTTGTTTTTGTTTTTTTGCTTTTGCCATTATAACTCCAATTGGTTTTACTTATATATAAATATAAACTTATTTGTTCAAACAATCACAATTCTTTTCAATATCTTCAATTTTTTTGTTTAGTTCTTTAATTGATTCAATTAATAATGGAACAATCTTTTCATACTTGACTGCTTTGTATCCATTACCTCGTGTAGTGACTACTTGTGGTAAAACTTCTTGGATTTCTTGTGCGATTACACCGACATCTTTTCCTGTATAGGTTTGTTGTTTGTCGTTCCAATCAAATGTATAACCACCAATCTTTTCCATTTTTTCTAATGGATTTTCAATTGGTTTAATGTCATCTTTTAATTCTCTATCAGATGAACTAAATGCGATAACATCACCACTTGCTTCTATTTGAGAACCTGATATTTTTGATAGGAATTGTGCATTTCCTGCTTCTGACATATCTAATTGTAATGCAGTTATGGTTGAACCACCATCTTGCCCTTTGAATAATATATCTTTGTTATTTATTGCTGATTTGATTATGAAGTCAGATGAAGCTATTTTAAAACTACCGAACTCAGTTCCACCGTCTTTTAATTTAATGTCTGTTCCGTCTGCGTCGAGAATGATATCACCACTTACATCAAGAGTAAAGTCTCCATCTGCTTGTGATATACTTGGGATAGCGGCATCACTACCACTAACTATTAATTTTTTCCAACTTGGCATTTAATTTGTCTCCTTATGGTTGGTTACCTATTCGGCCCACTTCCTTGATTGCCACATCAAGGCCAATAAAGTTATTCTTTAATTTTGTCTCTTTGAAACTCTTTGTATTGGTTTTGTAGTTTCTCAATAATAGAAACTGCCTCTGCTAATCTTTTACCCGGCACCATACTTTCACCGAATATATATAATAAAAACTCAATCTCGTCTTCGGTTAAGTTAATATTCTTAACTCCTTGACCTTCTTGGTTTGTTATTTTACTTACAATACCCATTATAACCCTCCTTAAAAATTTCATTTATCATTAAGAGTATATGAAAATATCTCCATTATCGTCATTTACTTTAATATTTCCTTTTTTTGCATATAAAGCACTTCCTGAATTTGCATTTAATACATACATTGGTGCATATGCTTCTGGTGCAGCTGCTGTAGCTGTTGAACCTAATTCAACATCAATCTGATAACCCCATCTGTTTGTAGATTGGTCCCAAACAAATGCACTACCACTATATGAACCTGCTGAACCACTTTGAACAATAATACCACCATCTCCGTTAGCTGAACCACTATTTAGTAAGATAAATTTATCTTCAACTACCAAGTTTGCTGTATTTAATATTGTTTGTGTTCCATTAACAACTAAGTTGCCGGACAATGTCAATGATTGTAATGTTATATCATCATCTTGTTTTAATTCATTACTACCGATACTATTAGCTGCTATTGTTAATGCACCACCAGCTGCTATTGTGGCTTCACCACTAACATTTCCGAATATTGCGTCTTCAAGATTTGATGTTGTCATCTTAACAAGATTTCCTGAATCAGAAGTGTCTGATAGGATAACCAAGTCGTCTTGTGCGAAATCTGTAATTGCGGTTCCTAATGAATCTCCGTCTAATTTATCCATATCGATAGCTGCGCCTGATGCGATAGAAGCATTAACAACGGCGTTTGCTGCTAATTCATCTGCTCCAACTGCGTCATCTGCTAAATGTTCGTTATCAATAGATGCTGCTGCATAGTGTTGACTATCAATCTTATCGTTACCGATTGTTAAAGCACCACCTGCTGCTACGGTTGCGTCTCCACTAACATTTCCAAAA